AAATTATGATTATATTAATTATTATTTTAACAGTTTTAGTACTTGTGTTAAGTTACACAAGCTATAACTTATTAAGAAAAAATGAAAAATGTGAGGATATGATTAAATCATATGAAAATTACATTGCTAACCTTTCAAGCACAATCGAGTTTTCAGACAAAAAACTTAAAGAAATAGATGCTAGAGAAATGTTTAAAAGCGATGATGAAATAGGATGGTTCTTTAATCAAGTTCAATACTTACAAGACGAATTAAATAAATTTAAAACCATAAAATAATGGCTAAAAAGAACTATTTTACTCAAGAAACTGAAGACGCTATTGTTTTATATAATACAACTAAAGATCCTATTATTAGAAGTAAAATTTATGAAGAGGGTATTCATTATGCCTTTTTTAAACTTACACAAAATATTATCCATACATTTAAATTTTATCACACTGAAGTAGAAAATTTAGAAGATCTACAACATGAAATTATTACGTTCTTACTTAGTAAGATTCATTTGTTTGATAATACTAAAGGAACTAAAGCATATTCTTATTTTGGTACTATTGTTAAACGTTGGTTAATATTGTACAACGAAAAAAATTATAAAAAGAAAGTAGCATCTATACCAATATCTGTTTTAGACGACGATAACTCAGAATCATATGTTATGGAGGAATACAACTCACCTAGTGATAAATTATCTGCAAATGATAAATTAGCATTATTTATGGACTTGTATATTGAATATTGTACTTCAAACATTTATACTTTATTTCCTAAAGACGAAGATGCTAAAATAGCAGATGCTATTCTTGAATTATTTAGAAAACGTGATCATCTAACGATATTTAATAAAAAAGCACTATATATTTATATACGTGAAATTATTGATATTAAAACACCCAAAATAACTAAAATAGCAGATAAACTAAGTAATATATTTAAAACTAATTATAATTTTTACTTAGAGTACGGATATATTAAATTTTAATAATATAAATATTTATCATCATGAACGGATTAGATTCTAACATATTTGGTGATAAAAAGTTTTCAGATTTGTTGAAAGAAATATACGACAACCAGAAAAAAAAAGAAAAACAAATCTCAACTTTAATCAGTGAATTAAAGCCACTAATTGAAAACATTGGTGATGCTACATTAATTGTTCCTTTAATTAAAGAATATCTTGAAATAGGAGTTAAAAACGACGAACAATTAATTAAAATGGCTACTATAATTCAACGTGTAGTAGCAAATAACGCCTCTGTAGAAGCAGGAAGTGGTTTAATTATATCTGATGAAGAAAAAGCTCAATTGTTAGGTGAAATAGATAAACTTAATAATAAAGAAAATGGCAGTTAAAACAGGATATGCTGGTTTATATAACCAATCTAGTCCTAATGCTCAAAATTTGGGTAATTTAGTCGGGTTTAATACCGATAGAATTTTTGATATTTTTAAATTTGGTAGAGTAACAAATGTTATATGTAATAAAGAAGATGTTGATGAAGCAACGTGGAAAGATTTAGGAGAATATCAATCATTAGGGTCTGTAGGATTTGTAGATATTACTCAAAATTTACAAAATCCTAATTCTGCTCCTACTTATCAAAATGCTCAAGATTATGCTAAACCTGCTTTTCCTTTTCAAAAATATGTTCCTTGTATTAATGAAATTGTATTAATATACTCTTTACCTGATCAAACATCTCAAACCGGAAACCCTAAAAAATCTTTTTATTACTTAGGTACTATAAATATATGGAATTCTCCTCATCATAATGCTAATCCGTTTAGTTTAAACATCAATAAAGCATCAGGTCAAAACAAATCATATTCTTCAATTACAGCAGGAGCTGTAAATAAAACAGTTGGAAACACATTTTCTAATCAAGTAAGTTTAGGTATAAAAGAATCTCCAAATATTTCTCCAAACCAATTATACCCGGGTGATTATGTAACAGAAGGAAGGTGGGGTAATTCTATTCGTTTAGGTAGTACTGTAGAGGATAAAAATAATTTATGGTCTAAAGAAGGTGAAGTAGGTAGTCCCATAACTATAATTAGCAATGGACAAAATGAAAAGGAAACATCCAAAACTTCATACATCCCAGTAACAGAAAATATAAATACAGATTTATCTTCTATATATTTAACTAGTACTCAAAAGATTCCTATTACCTTATCTCAAAAATTTTTAACTACAAGTTATACTTCATACATCCCAACTGATCCAACCCAATATGTTGGGAGTCAAATTGTTTTAAATGCAAACCGTTTATTATTGGCCTCAAATAAAGATCATATATTATTCAACTCAGCATTAACTATTGGATTTAATTCTGTCAAAGGATTTAATTTTGATACAAATACGAATTTTGTAGTTAACGCTAAAAATATTAAACTAGGTAATAAAGATACTACTAATCCAATGTTAAGAGGAAATGAAACTGTAAATGCTATTGATACTATTATATATCATGTAATTAACTTATCAACAGCATTAAGTGTATTAGTAGAAATTCTTCCACCTGTTCCCCAAGTTGCTGTTAATATAGCGGCGACAGATGCTATAACTGCTTTAACTACTTTAAAAAATCAATTAAATTTACCAAATAACTTAAAGTCTACTACTAATTTTTTAATATAATATGAGTTTAGCAAAATTAGGACAATTTACTATACAATATGTAGTAGATAATAAATATAAAATCTTAAATAAAGTTGTTGATCTTTCAACATCCCGATTTAACCTTAATAAAGATATAGTAAATAAAATAACTAGTGTGGCTACTAGTGGAAATGTAGATCCTGCAGTTATAGATGATTTAAAAAAACAACTTAGAGTATATGCTGAAAGTAAAATTCGTGAAGAACTTTTAAATCAAATTAATAAACAAGATATTAATTTTAAATCATTTTGTCCACCAAAAAGAACACTTGAAAAGTTAATTAATATTAGAAATACATTAGTAGAGGTTTTAGGAGGAATTAAGAAAAAAAGTATATTAATAACAACTACTACTGATCCTTTAAAACCCATTTTAGATGCCTTTACCACAGCTGCGAACGCATTATTGGTAGCTCCAATTCCCGTCCCCCCAGGTACACCAATTGGAGTAATAAATACAGCAGGAGATACTTTAAAAACTATTAAAGATAAAGCAAATGTTTTAAAATTACAAATTAATTCTCTTAGTGAAATTAAAGATTATATAGATAATTCTTTAGACCAAATAATAAATGTTTTACAACTTTTAGATATTTTAATAGAATTATGTGCTGATAAAATTTCTAAAGAAGAAGCATCTTTAATAGGAACTGGAGTTGGGACAGGAACAGGCACCGGAACAGGCACCGGAACAGGGACCGGTACCGGAGTAGGAGTTGGAACGGGAACAGGTACCGGGGTAGGGGCTAATACCAATAATGGAAACGCCGGTGGTACGGGTGCTAATAATTTATTAATAAATAATTTACTTAATTTAGAAGATAGTGGTCTAATTAGAAAACTTCAATCCCCTACACCTAACTCAGATAATACTTATAAAGGATTTAAATTAGAAATATTGTTAGACGATAAAAGTGATTTAAGATTTCCTAAACGATATGCTGTGGCCCGTAATCCTAATGGTGTTATAGTTTTACGTACTGAATCATCCTTTGCATCAAATGTAACGATATTATTAGATGAATTAAAATTCGCAATTGATAGAGATAATTTAAAAGTATAATATTTATAACAAATGAAAACCGACATCCTTAAACAACTTATCAAAGAAGCAGTAAAAGAAGCAATTCACGACGAATTGAAGGACATTTTACTCGAGGCTGTAAAGGCACCAAAAATGCCAGTTAACGAATCAACTACATTAAACTTTACAACCAAAAACATACCACATCAAGCACCTAAACCCGCCATAGATACTAAAAAGGCATATATGGATATACTAGGTGAAATGGCCCAAGGTCCATCTTCGGGCTTTGCTGGTGATTTTAAAGTTAATGGACCTGTAAATACAATGTCTGAAGGTAGTTCATTACCAGGTGGACAATTAGGTTTAGATCAAATAATGGGACTAATAGGTAAGAAATAATGGCTTTTAATGCTAGAAAAATATATCCTATAGATACAAAACCTAGTGTAGCAATAGGTATAGGATTACCTTTTAATGGCCCAGTAGGATTTGTTTCAACATATATGACTAAAGATGCTATTAAAGCAAATTTAATCAATTATTTTTTAACCAATAAAAATGAAAGATATTTAAATGTAGATTTTGGAGCAAATATACGAGCATTTATATTTGAACAATTAACTACAGGTAACACATCTTTTTTAAAAGATGATATACAATCTAAAATCAATCAGTTTTTTACAAATATAAATGTAGAAAGTTTAGTAATAACTGAGTCACCTGATACAAATGAACTTGATATAATGCTACAATATAGTGTCCCTAACACTAACATAACAGATAAATTAGAAATTACTTTATAATGGCTAGTAAAAAAGATATAAAATATTTAAACAGAGATTTTGACTCATTTAAGAGTGCTCTTATAAACTTTTCTAAAACATATTTTCCAACAACATATAATGACTTTAGCCCTGCATCACCTGGTATGATGGTTATGGAAATGGCTTCATATGTTGGAGATGTTTTATCATTTTATTTAGATAATCAAGTACAAGAAACATTTTTACAATATGCTAAACAAACAAATAATTTATTTGAATTAGCATATATGTTTGGTTATAAACCAAAAGTTACAGGCGCTGCGGTAGCAGACATATCTATATACCAAATAGTCCCATCTATATTAAGTGGAAGCACATATATTCCGGATTTTAATTATGCTTTAAAAATTAGTAGAAACGCAGTAGTATCATCTACATTAAACAATGCTTCTTCATTTTTAACCCAAGATGATGTAGACTTTACTATCTCAAGTTCCTCAGACCCAACTGAAGTCAGTGTATACCAAATATCAGGTGTTAACCCTATTTATTATTTACTTAAGAAAAATGTAGAAGCAATATCTGCTACTATTAATACAACTACATTTTCATTTGGTATACCTCAACAGTTTCCAACTGTAAATATAAACGCTGACAGAATTATAGGTATATTAGATTGTGTAGATACTGAGGGGAATGATTGGTATGAAGTAGATTATTTAGCTCAAGATACAATTTATAATTCTATTAAAAATACAAATCCAAATGATCCAAATAATTTTCAAAATATTGGAGATGCTCCTTATTTATTAAAATTAGAAAAAGTTCAAAGGCGTTTTGTTACAAGATTTTTAGATACAGGTTCACTTCAAATTCAATTTGGAGCAGGAACATCCGCTGACGCAGACGAAATTATAATCCCTAACTCAGATAATGTAGGTTTAGGTTTACCTAGTAAACAAAGTAAATTAACAACTGCTTATAGTCCTACAAATTTTATGTTTGCTAATACTTATGGTATTGCTCCTTCAAATACTATTTTAACAGTTAGATATTTAACTGGGGGAGGAGTAACGGCCAATTTAGATTCAAACACTATAACTCAATTAAATGGTAATGTTACTTTTTTAGTAGGAAATTTAAATGCCTCCACAGCACAAACTGTAAGAAATTCTTTAGCAGTAAATAATTTAGAAGCGGCTAATGGTGGTGGAGATGGAGACACAATTGAACAAATAAGACAAAATACTATTTCAAATTATAGTACTCAATTACGAACTGTAACTCAAGATGACTATATAATTAGAGCATTAAGCATGCCCCCACAATATGGAAATATTGCCAAAGCATATGTATCTCCAACTCAAATTCAAAATTTATCATTTGGTGAATCTCCAACTGTTTTAGATTTAAATATTTTATCATATAATTCTAATAAAAAATTAAATACCACTTCTTTAACACTTAAACAAAATTTATTAACATATCTATCTCAATATAGAGTAATAGGTGATTCTATTAGAATTAAAGATGCATTTATAATTAATATAGGAGTAAATTTTGACATAATAATATTCCCAGATTATAATAATAACGATGTAATTAATAATTGTATTATTGCCTTACAAAATTATTTTTCTATAGATAAATGGCAAATTAACCAACCTATTATTTTAAAAGATATTTTTATATTGTTAGATAACATTGATGGAGTTCAAACAGTTAAAAATGTAGAAATAATTAATAAAGTAGGATCTGATATAGGATATTCTCAATATGCTTATGATGTTAAAGGAGCAACATTAAATAATGTGCTTTACCCATCTTTAGACCCTATGATTTTTGAAGTTAGATACCCAGAAACAGATATTCAAGGACGTGTAGTACCACTATAATACATTAAAATGGCAGTATATAAAATATTCCCTAGTAAAGATACAACATTATATTCTTTATATCCAACTAAAAATACTGGATTAGATTCTATTTTAGAAATATATAATAGAACAAGTTACACAGATCCTCTTTTTATCTCAGCGGCAGAAGTAGCTAGATCTTTAATAGCGTTTGATACAACTGAAATTGTAGATGTACTTCAAAATAAAGTTAGTAGTTCTCAATGGCAATCTAATTTAAAAATATTTAATGCAAACACTAAAGGTATAGTAAATGATTCTAAATTATTTATATACCCATTAGCTCAAGATTGGGCAAACGGAACTGGAAAATCTAATTATACCCCTATCACAGAAAATGGAGCAAGTTGGGCATGGACAAATTTTGTTAGTGGTAGTAAGTGGACTACCTCTTCATTTGGAGCATATATAACGGCATCTTTTACCACCACAAATCCTGGAGGAGGATCATGGTATACGGGTTCTGCATCTGGGTCAGTATATGAAGTGACTCAATCATTCGATATTAGATCTACTAAAGATATTAACTCAAATATTACAGATATAGTCAAATCATGGTACTCAGGTAGTATATCAAATTATGGGGTTATTTTAAAATGGAGCTCAAGCATAGAGTACAATCAAAGTGGTTCTGTAGAGCCAGATATGTCTTTATTTTCTGTAGATACTCATACTATTTACCCTCCACAACTAGAATTTAGGTGGAATGATTATTCATTTAATACTGGATCAGCTTCAGGTTCTTTAACATTTATAACTTCATCTCAAATAGTAGCTACTTTTCCTAATAATAAAGGATTTTTTGATATAAATAGTATTGAAAAATTTAGATTAGACGTGCGCCCACAATATCCTCCTCGTACGTTCCAAACTAGTTCATTTTATGTAAAAAATTATCTTTTACCAACTGCATCTTATTATGCTGTAAAAGATTTATACACAAATGAATTTGTAATTGACTTTGATACAACTTATACTAAAATAAGCGCAGATGATCAAGGTAATTATTTTATAATTTATATGAACGGCTTAGAACCAGAAAGATATTATAAATTTTTAATTAAAACATTAATTAACGGAGAAACTCTAATTTTAGACGATAATTATTATTTTAAAATATTAAATGGATAAACTTAATTTAAATAAATCGGTTTATGAAAGAAGACAATATGCTAATATAATTGATACTTCTTTTACCCAATTAGTACCTCCACCACCAGTTACTTCATCTCTTACTCCTGAAGATCAAGTAGCTATATTTTTTAATGATTATAATAATCTATTTTTTGATATACCTAAAACAGGTGAAACTAATTCACATGAATATCTAGTTAAAAAAAGTAGTGAATATATAAATTTTCAATTTATAGATAATACAGCTCAAGCTCTTTTAGAAGAGATAACTGCTTTACGAGAAGAAAATTTATCTTTAACTAAACAAATTATACAATTATCTTCAAAATAATGACTGAAAAATATAATATATCTAATGTCAATCCTGTTAATTTTGAATTCCAAGACTATCAGCCATCTGACGATAGTTTAATTCCTAGTTTTTTAATAGAAAATATTAATTTTGACCCTTCAGTAAATAAAATAGAAGTATCGTTTTTTAATTCTGATAATAGTTATATTGTTAGTGATTATGATTTAAAATCTTATTCTTTATTAGGTTCAAATATTACTATAGATCCTGAAAACGATATAAAATCATATGGATTAGGGACAAATAGTGGGACTTATTATATATTATATAATTTTATAGAATTATTATTAAATTCTTCTCCTACTAACACCTATTATATATCTGAAATTTCTAATGATAGAACTGAACTACGTTTATCATCTACAAATCTTTCAGATGAACAAATAGTAGAAGGAGCAAACACATTTATACAACAATATAACGTTTCATCTTCTTACTTTCCAGATTTTTACCTAAATTTTGGAGATAATGATTTAGTTATAGCTAATAATATTTTATTACAAAATAATACAGTTTTAATTAAGTTATATGAACCACTTCCTGAAAAATTTGATTTAAAATCTCAATTATGGGTTATAAATAAATTAGCAAATTCTATTGCTTATTCTGTTGAAGTATTAATTAGTTTTGATGATGAAATCACTATTGGAGTACCAATTAAAGGACCTAATTTTAATATACCTTTAAAAGATCAAGTTAATAATACTACTGATTATATTAATTATAATACATTACAAACCTCACTTTCTTCATCATTAACTAATCAATTAAATAATGTATTAAAGAATAAATCAATTCGTTTAAATATTGATTATACTGATTATAATAATTTTATTCATTTTTCTTCTGCTGAAACTAGATTAGAGAATTTTTATTATAAATTAACATTAATTGAAGATTATAATCAACAAGCACTTAGTGCTTCATTATCTCCAATAAATAATTATTTATCTTCTAGTCAAAATGTTTATTTAAATAAAATTAAAGAAATTGAAGAAGGATTTGACGGCTACGAATATCACCTGTACTACGATTCAGGCAGTACTTCTTGGCCTAAATCTAATTCAATCCAACCATATATAAATTATCCCTCAACTTCTTCACAAGGCCAAACATGGTTAAATGGACAATTAGATACAGCGTCTATATATGATTCTGAAAATAAAGATGCTTTAATAAATGCTATACCTTTATTTTTAAAAGAAGATCCTCAAAACGCACCATATGAACTGTTTGTTGAAATGGTTGGACAACATTTTGATGTTTTATATCTTTATTATGAAGAAGTAGCAAATAAATATAACGCTGATAATAGAATAGAATATGGAATATCAAGAGATGTTGTATCGGACGTTTTAAAAGATTTTGGTATTAAAATTTATCAAAATAATTTTTCAACAAATGATTTATATTCTTCATTTTTAGGTATAACTAATAATTTAAATTTACTACCTCCAACAGGAAGTGAATTAATTACTAATTATATAACGGCTTCTAATAATATAATTCCATTAGAAAATGTTAATATAGGAACATATAAAAGAATATATCATAATTTACCTTTATTATTTAAGAAAAAAGGTACAGTTGAAGGAATAAAATTATTAATAAATTTGTATGGTATTCCTGATACTATTCTTAGTGTAAATGAATTTGGTGGTAAAAATAAAATCAATGCAAATGATTGGGATCAATTTCAAGACCAATTTAACTATGAATTCTTTACTACAAGCTCAGGATTTGTATCTAAAGCTATACCATCAGGAATCACTAGTGCATCATTAAGTACAGTTGAATTTAGATTTAAAACTACAGGTATTCCTGTAGCTACTACTTCTAGTTTTAGCCAGTCATTAGCTTCGTTCTCAGGCTCGGCGTATGATATAGTTATAGAATATACAGGAAGCGGGTATGCTACTGGTTCGTATAGTTCTTCTATAGCTAACCCTGAGTACCAGTATGGTACATTAAAACTAATAAGTGGAAGTGTTTCCGCTAGTGTATATTTACCTATTTTTGATGGTAATTGGTGGTCTGTTTTAACTACATGTTATGCTGGAACTAGCAGTTTATATCTTAAAAACAAGATATATAGTGGATATGATGGTAACAAAATTGGTTTCCAAGCATCTAGTAGTTTTACAAGTAGTGGATTTTGGATAAACTCAGTTTCAGCTAGTAACTTTTATTTATCATATTCTTCTAGTAAAAGTATAGCAGGTAAAACCTATACTCCATTCTCTGGATCATTTCAAGAATTAAGATTTTATAGTGTAGCTATTAGTGAAAGTGTATTTAATGATTATGTAATGAATCCATATTCAATTGAATCTAATCAATTAAATGGATCACAAACATCTCAAGCTACATTAATATTTAGAGCACCTTTAGGTAGTGAATTAGATAAAAGTGGCTCAGCAAGAACCTCAGTCCACCCCGGTATATCTTACTACCCAGTTACCCAATCATTTTCTAGTGGAAATAGTATTTATACTTTTAGTGGAAGTTATTCATTTATCCCTAATACGGAAGTAATATATTTAGATCAATTTCCTGCAGGTATTAGAAATATTATCTCTAATAAAATTAAAATAGAAAACACTTTCATTCCAGCAGGAGATACTTTATCATCATTAATATCTTTACAACAAAATTACGAAGCAAGTCAAAGTTATACTAACGATATAAATTATGCTGAAGTAGCTTTTTCTCCTCAAAATGAAATAAATAAAGATATAATTAGTCAATTAGGTTATTTTAATATTGGAGATTATATAGGTGATCCAAGACAATTAATAAATAAAAAAACTACTGAATATGCTGATTTTAATCAACTTAGAGATCAATACTTTGCAAAATATTCTTCTAGTTATGATTTAGTAGATTATGTTAGATTAATTAAATATTTTGACAATTCATTATTTAAATTAATTAAAGATTTTGTACCTGCTAGAACTAGCTTATCAACAGGTATTATTATTAAACAACACTTATTAGAAAGAAATAAATACGCTCCTGCCCAAGGAAGTTATGAATTTGAAGACTACTCAGGATCAGTTAAATCTTTCCCATATAATTACGAAGAGTCTCCACTTTATAAACTATCAGTTGGTCCTGGAGGAGTAATGCCTGAGTATGAAAATAATACTAGTGCTTCCACAGTATCACACACTTCAAATACTATAGCTACTTTTGGAACTATGTCTTTTGTTGCCAGAGGAGGGTCATATAGATGGAGCACAGGTAATAATATAGATATTTACTACTCAGGATGGTCAGGTAGTTATCATACTAATTTAAGCCCTGTATCACACTCAGTAGCAGATAATTCTAATTATCAATCTTTTACTATAACTGCAAGTAGTGATATTATTTTATCTCCAAGTGTGCCATTAGATGGATATACTCTTTGGTTATATCTTTCTGGAAGTGGTGGAGGATATAATACTTGGTATAGTCAATCTGTAGATATAACTACTTTAACATCATCCGGATATCAAATAATATTAACTGGGAATACTAATGTTAATTTACCAACAGATTTAGCTACAGCAGGATTTACATCATCTGTAGACCCTAATCCTTTTAATAATATTATCTTATGGCACTCAAGCTCAGTAGATATTATTCCTTCATCTACTACATTTACATATCCTGGAGTTATAAATTTAACTCAAAGTTGGATTGAGCCATTTGTTGGACCAACGGGTCTATCACATATAAGCCACATTGACCAAAAAGAATTTTTTGATGGTGAATTACAAGGAACGGAATTAGTAGCTACAGACGGAAATTTAAATGGTGATAATATTTTTCTTAGTTTAGTTCAACCTGAATCAAATTATAAAGTTAAATTTTATTCATTTAACACAGGAAGTTGGTATGAATCTATTCCTGGAAATGGAGAAATAAATATACTTGCTTCAAATCCATCCAGTTCTGGAGAAGCATACATAAAAATGTCTAAAACGGATATACAAGGAAATTATTATGGTCTTAGTTTATCATATTTAGATTCATTTAAAATACAATACCCAACTCGTACAGTAGAATATAATGTTTTATCTAAAGCAGATTATTCTAATTATATGGTATATTCTTATTACCCTGTATTAAATACATATCCTTTAGATTTAAGTGGTATTATCTTAGAATACTCAGCATCTGCTTCATATTCAGCAGGTAGTGTATCAGCATACATAACAAATGGATATGCAAATGGAGGAAGTACTTTATTTAGTAGTAAACCTATTATAGCAGATGTAGTTTTATATGATGCTTTAAATTATTATACTGCATCTTATGAAAACCCAAAAGTTGCTGTAGATATAACTGCTAGTACTTATACTATAAAAGATTGGATAAATGTGCCTTTATTTATTGAAGCACAAATGGAATTAACGGCAGATAATGGTGTTGGAGGTAGTTCGTGGCAAGGACGAATTTTATTATTTAAATTTTCTCAATATAGTCCATCGGGTTTTGGTTCTCAACCAATATTTCAAAGTACTGATTTGCAACTATCAAATGGAGTTAGTCTTTTAGCAGCTGGAACAGTAGTAGGAGCAGCTTCTCAAATCTCAGCTACAGCAACATTAACAGCTCTTGATTCTACCCCTAAAAAAGGAGACAGTTATTTTTGGGCAATTACTAATGAAAGTGATAATTCTAGCATCACAGCATCAAACATGTATGTTAATGTTAAATTAGCAAATCCTAGTGTGTTTGGTTTAGCTCAAACTGGTTCAAGCAACTTAGTATTTTATAGTCCATATTTACCTAAACCTTTTGAAGGAGGTGATTATGATTCTATTTATGCTAATATTGATAAAGTAGAACCAAGCCAATATATAGAATCATTAGATTCAAATTATTTAACAAATCCATTATTTTTTAAATATGTAATATCTGGCTCATCTGAAAAAGCTCCTGTTAAAGATTATTATTATACTTTAGAAAAACATATTCGTCCTAGGTATAAAGGTAGTAGATCAACAACTGATAATTTTAATACTTCGTCTGTTTCACAAGCACTCCAAACTCAGTTTAGTCAATCTCTTTGGTTAAACCCAAAACCAAATGATGTAAGTATAGCAAATGGATATTTTACTACTATCTATGAATTTGATAATAGTTCCCCAATATTAGAGTTTCCGGGAAGAATTTTTAAATTAAATCCAAATCAAATTATATCAACAGATAATACAAGTAGTGCCATAAATATAAAACCATATATAAATGATAATTTTTTATTTACGGTTCAAAACCAATTTGATACAACAACTAAAAATTATACAATCACAGCTTCAAGTTTTTCATATGGAGGTTTTATATTTAAATTAGGTACTATGCCTTTTAACATAGGTAGACCTATAACAAATAATGTGCTTCTAAATCAATACACCCTCAATTCTAACACTCCAGCAAGTAATATTTCTTTATTTCCAAGTAATGTTTTACCATCACAAAGTTTATATTGGATTCCTAGTAAATTTACAAACCCATCTAATGTAGATATGATAGGAGGAAATTTTGCAGCATCACCTACATATTTAACTAGTTCATTATTATTTACTTCTGGTTCTATACCTACTATTATTGTTCAAAATGATGGTACATATATTACTGGGTCATTAGTAGATTTTACTAATATAGCTACAACTATAGGTCAAAGTATTTTAAGTGGTAGTAGGTGGTTTATGTCAACTTTTTGGAATTTACCATCCATTTATTCAAACAAAGGATTTGGAAGAGACAGTTTAGGAATCTCAGACCCAACATTAAATGGAACTGTAGCAAGACAATATCTTGATATATCTAATCCAACAGATGTTTTATTAAATTCTTTAGGAATATATGAAATAGGATCAGCTTCTATATCAGTTGAAACTGTTAACTTAAATGGAGGAGCATCTTCTACATCTGCTACTGTAGGAATTTTACATGCTAAAGGTGGCAGTACATTTACAAATAGTAAAGAATTTGGTTCTAAATCTACATCTGTGTGGCCTATTACAATGGGATGTATTATATGGAAAGCTACAGAAAATGCTCCTGTTATAGCTGTCGATAATAATTTAAGTGGACTTGGAAAAGGCAATATTCTTCCGTATTATGTTTCACCATTTATTAAAAATAACTAATACTATAGCTGAAAAATTTGGAACTAAACCTAAACCTTAATATATTTATAATAAAAATCAATAACAAATGGGATATTTAAATAACACAGTAGTAACAGTTGATGCCATCTTAACTAAAAAAGGCAGAGAATTACTAGCCAGAGGTGATGGAAGTTTTAGAATTACACAATTTTCATTAGCAGATGATGAAATAGATTATACAATGTATAACCCAACTCATCCATCTGGCTCGGCATACTATGGTCAAGCTATTGAAAACATGCCTTTATTAGAAGCGTTTCCTCAAGAAACTCAAATAATGAAATATAAGTTAGCTACTTTACCACGTGGTACTTCTAAATTACCAATTCTTAACTTAGGTTACTCTTCTATAGTACTTAAACAAGGAGCATCATTAGCAATTACTCCACAAACATTAAATTATTTGGGTAATAACCAAGTATTTGAAAGTTCAGGGTATACTACAACTATATCTGATGCTCGTTTATTTAATACTTTTACTGGAGTAGGTATTAATACAGCAGATGCTCAAGCATTAAACTTGACAACTACCGTAGGTACTAATGTATCTAAAACTGTAGTAGGTACTACAATTAATCTAACAGCTACTACTGTTAATACATTATTTGGAAATACTTATACTCAATTATATGCTTCATTAACTGTTGTAGGTCGTGATTCTGGAGCTAGATTAACTATACCTGTAACTATTGTTAAAGTTTAATAAAATTAAAAAATAAAATATGTCATTCAAAAGATTAGACCCTGAAGATTTTGTATTATCATCTGAAGCAGTAACCAATGCTTTATGGACTGGATTTTCTCCTAAATTATCTGTATTTTTTACTTCTTCAATTCAAGAAGCAACTACAGGACAATATTATCTAAGTGTTTACCAAACTGCATCTTTAATATCAGGTTCTGAAGTTCAATTTGATATTACATACGGAGACTCTCAAGGCAGTGGAAGTTATTTTTATGATCTTTCAGTTACGGGATCATCACCAACTAGAACAATTTACGGACAATATAGAAGTTTAGTTTTAGGAGATGAAAATTCTAGTTTTATATTTGGTAATATAACTGCTTCTGGCTTTTATGTTATAAATATAGACAGAAATAGGTACAAAGAATCACTTCTTCCAGGTTCATTAACATTAAAATTAACGTCCGGTTCTCACTCAGTTACATTAACAGATAATTCTAAAGTATCAACAACTAATGTATTTACAGATGCAGGTCGTTTATATAATTTAGTTAGTGGATCAGCAGGTACAGTTTATACAGGTACTAATGCTTTGGGGTACGCTGGAGGTTCAAACGCCACTTCTGGTTCATATGGTTGGTTTTTACCTGATATTGGAATTTTAATGTTAAATCCTTTAGCATTAGGAGCAACTGCAGCTAATGGCGGTATTATTTTAAATACAAGTCGTAGTTTTAATGACTTAGGATATAATAATAGAACATTATTTAGTGCTATTTCTGGTGGAGCTAATTTTACATTAAATTCACAAGAAACAATTACATCTGATTTTATATATGTAAGAGCAAGAAACGCAGAATTCAACTACTCAGAAAACCCATCATACATCTCAGGAAGTAATGGATCAGTATTATACGATAGTTTTATAAATAATCCTGAAACATATATTACAACTGTTGGTTTATATAATGATAATAATGAATTATTAGCTGTTGCAAAACTATCTAAACCTTTAAAGAAAAACTTTACAAAAGAAATGTTGGTAAGAGTTAAATTAGACTTTTAATGAATGAGTGTATTCAAACAATTCTTATCTCAAGATATAATAGTCACCCCATTTCCGGTAAATAAAAGTTTTACCATATTAGGGAATGATTTTATATCCTCAAGTATAGGAATTGATCGTTATATAGGTACTAATTATCCATTATCATCAAGCGGAGACCTAGGTCCAACAACAGGTTTTATAAATACCGGTTCTTATCAGTTTTTAGTTTATAATTCAATTAAAGAATTATATTATTCAAATTTTATATCTTCAAGTTACGGAGATGAATCAGCCCAATTTACTGATGAAAATGGGATTATAATTCAATTAAGCGGAAATATAAATCAACAACCTATATTTGATAATTATTTACAATCTACTTTAACTGCCTCTAGATATTTTCCTACAGGATCTGCATCACAATTAGGAGTAATTTCTATACCAGTTTCTTTATATGGTGAACTTTTAAGACCTAAAAGTTTTACTTTAATATCACCAATTAGTGGTAGTTTAACAGATGATGGAGAAGGAAACATATTATATACATCCGGTTCTACATCAAATGTTGTAGTAGGAAATATTATTTATCCTCACGGTATCATTACTTTAACAAATTCTACTTATAGTAGTTCACTTATAAATGGATTTGTTACTAGTTCAAATGTAACAATGTCATTTGATAGTACTTATACTATTTATGAAACTCAATATAAATGTACTATTCGTGAAAGTGAATTTAATGCAAGTTTTAACCCAACCTTACTTTCAGGAAGTACATTATACGATTATGCTACAGGATCGTTTTTTACCCCATATATCACAACTGTAGGATTATATAATGAAAATCAAGATTTATTAGCTGTTGCTAAATTATCAAAACCACTACCTGGTTCTAAAACAACAGATACTAATATAATTATAAACATAGATAGATAAAAAATGAACAATTGGTTATACAATAACGAGGTTATAGAAAAATTAGAAGACTTTCCTGAAAACACTTATGGGTTTATTTATATAGTAACTCATAAACCTACAAAAATGTCTTATATAGGTAAAAAAGCACTTTACCATAACCTAACAA